AGCCAGCCGCCGCTGGTAGGCATGACCCAGCCAACAGCAAACCAGCAACCGCTAATATTTTAAATTTCATTAAGTGGGTGTTGCTTGCCTTTCTACTTTACCAATCTAGGTAATTTCTGCTATGTGCTTAGAGGCACTCTTTCTTTAGTCAGTCATCAGGTAGAGCAGTTCACTTATTTTCTTTGCTGTTACGTCAGCTATCTTATCCGCTGGACCATCCTCATAAGTGATAACTAAGGCCCCCCATGCGTCTGTTTGACCGGTGACCGGACATGCCCTAGAAATAAATGTCCTATTAGGTAATTCGGTGCATTGAGCTAAAACAAAATGTCCTATTACTTCCTCGTCTCCGGGCATCCAATATCCAGTCGGGATTGGGTCGATTGCCCCCCTTGGATAATTTTTCAGGGGAACGATATTCCGAGCATCGGGCCAGTCATACAACCAGACAGATTTTATATCTCTGTTTTTACTAAGGACACCATTCAACAAGGCTTCTACTTTTAATTCCTTTTCGGGGTCCTCTTCAAACAAAACAGTGATGGCTTCCTCGGCTCCATCATCAACAATCTTTGACTCTGTGTAGGCTTTGAAGCCTATTAGACCTATAGCCGAAATAGCAGAAAGCCCGACTATCTTCATTAAAAACTTAGACCAATTTTGTTCTGGCGAAATGATGTTTTTAATGGTTTCTATTGCTGCTTTCATAAATTACAAATACGCCTTAGAGATCTGAGCTAATAAACCGAGGATAGCCAAAATGGCCGCTGAAATAGCCCCCGCTTGAAAGACTCTTTTTTCTAGTTGTCTTACTCGGTCCTCCAGATCGTCGTTTCGCTCTTTAAGCCTAGAAACTCGCATATCTAAAACCACGATTCTGGTCTCTTGCGTTGCGTCAAGACTGAGGCTGTTGTCCGTCATCATTTAATTTTTTTGGTGGCTCTTCTGTTTTATCGGTGTCTAAAAGAATTACACCCTCAGGCGTTACAAATTGAATTGGTACTTTGAACTTTACAACGTGACCATCTGCGGTTCCTCCATTGCCTCCATTTCCTTCAACTTTTTCTTTATTTTGTTGCTCTACTTTGTAGGTTCCATCGTCTCTTTTTTTTGCACTTTTCTCAAGGCCAAACGAACTTAATGCGGACGCCAAAAGACTTGCTGGAAAAGTAATATCCTGCTTTTCTCCTGACGAGATCCCCGGAATTTTTGGGAGGTAGTTTAATGTAACCAGTGAGCCGGACCAGACCACTATAAGCAGCCGGACAAAAATCGATATGAAGTTACTTAGCATATCAAATTCATCCTCGTCTACATGCACTTTGTCTTTCATCTTTTGAAATAAATTCTTCTTTTTTTCTTCTGTTTCTTTTGGTGTTTCGTTGGTGGGTTCCATTTTAAAATTTGGTAATGATTAAAAATAGTTTGCTCCAAACTGAAACGGTTTGGAAAATAGACCGATTAAAGGTCAATGCTCTTATTCAAATCCATTTTGGAGAGAATGTCAGCCCCACAGAAATCAACACGGTCATGAACGAGATCGAGAGCAACGCAAGCTGGGTAGGAAAATTGGACCCTATTCGTCAGACAGTATTGATTGACTTGGCGATTCATCAAGGGTTCGACTTGTTCCTCAACATTGAAATTGTTGAGGCGTTCAGAAATCATAAGTTTGAGGATCTTGCTGCTTGTATTTTATATGAGTCATCAAGTGATAGGGCATACAGGTTGGCAGAGATGGCCCTTACAGGTGCTTATTGTTTGGAAATTAGATAGTCTATAAAAGTAGCCAAAAAATTTCTCATGGAGAATCTATGGCTGAATTTGGACATTCCGCCCGAGAGCCAATTCCGTCTGGAGCTAATGCAAAGGACAATCAGAGGACCTTTCACACCCGCCGAGCTACAAGAGCAATTCGACGAGTGTTTGGCTCATCTTGTCCACAAGGAATGGTATTTGAAGCAGTGCATAAAATATATTGCTGAACTTGAGGGACAACAACAAGCGGGCTATCCATTCGACGGCCTTTCAGATGCCCCTATAAAGCGTTAGTCAACGTAATGGATATATCCAAGGACAACTAATTTTTCACCGCCTCCTGATTCCTCCGCTCGCATCCATGGCCACATAGACGGATAAACCACGACCCCGCCTTCCTGAGGTTCAATTTTTTGCTGGAATTTTACAAAGATAGTTTCCCCTCTTGTCTCAGGTTTATTGACATAAAAAACAAAAGACAAGATTCTTCGAGAAGTTCCAAGGTCTTTCACATCCACATCTGGAAGTGTGAAATTTTCCCCTGTATATTTCCGCATTTTTAATTCTTCTATTCCGTGAGCCTCGGGGAACATCTCCTTATAAAGTTGATTGTTCTCCACATAGCGAACAAACAATTGCTGTTGTAAAGCTGCTAATTGCTCCGCTATGCGTGGGTGCAACGTGGTCACGTTCCATTCGTCGAAAGATTCATTTGATGAATCAGGCGGCGTTGTAGCTAATTTTTTGAGGCTTGAAATTTGTTCTTCATTTAGAACTTTTTCAAATGGAGTAATTAAAAAATTTTGCATGATTAAGAACAAAGAATCCAGTTGTCATTTTTCCAGAGATGAGGGCGGAACCGTTCAAGCCGATCATCAGGCGACCATGGCCGACCTCTAGGAATTGGCATCCCTAGCCAACCAATTGCGGTTCTGTTGGGAGCCTCTCTTGGCGTCTCAGCCGATAATTGATTCATGTCTTTCCTTTCATCCAGACCGACTAAAACAAGCCCGCCATGAGGTGCGTTCTCTATCTGTGAAGGCGAAAAGAATCTATCCTCATTTCCAGCTAAAGAAATAAATTCGGCGGCGTCATCTGGAAGTATGCAAAAGCTCCCAGTAATAGGAAGACGCACCGAGACGGTGATCCCTTTTAAAGATTGAGGCTTTGCAAATTCTCTAAGAATTAACCGCACTCGGTCCCTTGTTTGGCGTTTAGAAAAAAATTCCATGAATCAAAATTTTTGGCATTGGATAGGAGAATGAGAGCAGCTCTCAACAGCGTTCATTTCATCAGGTCCATTAAGGAGGGCCGCTGCGCCGATTGTGAGGACTGCGACAATGAGAGGAAAAAGTTTCATTTGCTTTAGGCTTGGTGGGTATGTATTTAATATATATACGGAAAGCTTAGAAGTCAAGGCATTCCAAAATTATTCACATTAGGCAACTATGGAAAATTCTTACAAATTCGGTACAAAGGGATGGCTCAGGGAAAATGAACGCCGCCAGAAGCTCATGGATATTTGGTATATCGAGTGCGGGCGGCACTTGAAAGACTCTGAGGGAAATTACACGCACCCTCAACATGGGACCTATACAGGATTGGCAAAAGAGGCAAATTGCAAACTCTCTCAAAATCTCCATGGAGGAACTAGAGAGGCGGATTGTTCTACAGGAAATAATTAACACAGTTGGCTACGACCCCGAGACTGTGAAAGAGGCTCAGAGGCAATGGATAGAGCTTCAAAGCCGCTCAAATAATCGCTCCATATAAACAGGGTTGGCCCAGAATTCTGCCTCCCCTGAGCCGCCCCTAATCCTTACCATTCGATAAAGAATCCAGCCTGTCGTGTCTGATTGTTCAACACATCGCCAAGTCGTCTTGTCGGTCTTGTGCGTGAATGTTTGGCCGATGTATTCAGAAAACATTGGTTTGTCCTCCCAGAATAGAGTCACTATTAATTCGCTCCAAAGTGATTGAAATTTCTTTTTTTAAATAGGGAATTCTTTCATTTTCTTTTTCTGGGAGCATGATAAAAATATCTCTTTTTGCTATCTGGCAAAGATAATCGAGGATAAATTCCAGATGCTCTTGTGTGGTTGCCTGAGGGTTGATATACATTTTTTTGGTGGGTTAGATGGGTAAAGAAAAAACCGCTGTTTAAGCAGCGGTTGAGAATGTGCCGTTTTCATATCCAACGATGTTGAATAGAACCTTGCCTCTAGGCTTGCGGCAAGTGAAGATGACTCTTTCATTTCCTTTGTGTGTGTAAGGCTTAGCTGAAAGAACTGTGTATGTGAAGCCTTTT